AGGTTTACAACAAATGGCTGACCAATTAAATTCACCTCAACCTGAATATATGTCAGATGTTCGTTTTGCTTTTTTATATTAAGGAATAAATTATGCCAACACAAGGAGCTTCCATTACAGTACAAGGTGGATTAGATTTAGTATCTAGTTCTCATGCATTATTTAGAACTCCAGGTGCAGCAACTAAATTACAAAATTTTGAATCATCTACAACAGGTGGTTATAGAAGAATAAGTGGTTATACAAAATTTGGTGCTGGAAGTGCAGTAGTTCCATCAGGCACAGCAACAGATGTAATTCATGGAATAAAAAATTATAATGATGGAGTATTAGTAGCTCAAGATGATGATTTATATTGGAGCAGTACTGGTACATCTTATGTTCAAATAAATAAAAATACTTTTACTGCTATTTCAGGAACAGTAAGTATAACAGCAGGTTCTGCAACTGTTACAGGAAATAGTACATCTTTTAGTACAAGTGTTTCAGCTAATGATGTAATTAAAATTGATAGTAATTATTATCATATACTATCTATACAAAGTGATACATCTTTAACTATAGATATAAATGCAAAAACAACAGGTAGTGGATTAACATTAACTAAAAGTGGAATAGCTTCAGGTTCTTTAGCTGCTGCTACAACAATAGTTAGAACTAATCAATCCAATGTACAGTTTGTAAATTTTGAATCAGAAGGTAATGCAGGTTCTATATATTTTGTTGATGGTGTAAATAAAATAGCTGAATTTCAAATAGATTCTAATGGTTATCATTTTTTAGAATTAGATAGAGCAGCTCCAACTAAATGTAAATTTATAGAAAAATTTGCAGAAAGATTAGTAGTTGCTGGAGATTCAACAGCACCTAGTGTAGTTTATTATAGTACTAGATTAAAACCTTGGGATTTTGAAGGCTCTTCTGCTGGTTCTATAGATGTAGGTGATGTTATTACAGGTATTAAAGTATTTAGAAACTCACTTATTATATTCTGTAAAAACAGTATATATGAGTTGACAAACCTTGATTCTACTCCTATAATTAAATCAGTAACTAAAAATATAGGTTGTGTAAATGGCAACTCAATTCAAGAGATAGGTGGAGATTTAATTTTTTTAGCACCTGATGGATTAAGAACAGTTGCTGGTACAGCTAGAATTGATGACGTAGAATTAGGTTCTATTAGTAGAAAAATTTTACCAGTTATAAATAATTTATTAAATAACATTGGTAGTTTTACTTTATCAAGTATTGTTATTAGAGAAAGAAGTCAATACAGATTATTTTATTATCAATCAGGTCAAGCAGATAATGGACAAAAAGGATTGATAGGAACATTTAAATATAGTGCAGAAGGTATTCCTGCTTTTGAATGGAGTGAAACAAAAGGTTTACCTGTTAAATTTTGTACATCAGATTTAAATAGTTCAGGTACAGAAAAAATATTTCATGCTGATGAATCAGGTTTTGTATTTGAACATGATACTGGTAATAGTTTTAATGGTTCAAATGTAGAAGCAGAGTTTCAAACACCTGATATGGATTATGGTGATAATGGTTTAAGAAAAAGTTTATATGCTATTAAAGCAAATATTGAACCTGAAGGATTACAAAACGATTTAAAATTAAGAATTAGATACGACTTTGATAATTCTGAAGTACCACAACCAGGTAATTTTAATGTTGGTAATTTAAGTTCAGCAGCTTTATTTGGTTCAGCAACTTTTGGAACAGTAATTTTTGGAGCAACATCTTTACCAAGTAAAAGAGTATTAGTAACAGGAAGTGGTTTTTCTAATAACTTTAAATTTTTTAGTGATGATACAAATGCACCTTACTCAGTTAACGGAATGTTTGTTTCATTTATAGCAGGAGGAAGAAGATAATATGGCAGGATATACTAGACAAAGTTCTATTAATGATGGCGATACAGTATCAGCGTCATTATTTAATAATGAATACAATCAACTATTAGCAGCATTTAATAATACAACTGGACACAAACATGATGGTACTGCAGCCGAAGGTCCAGTAATTGGTTTAATAGGAGATGCAGGATTAACTGCACCTTTAAATAAAATTTTAATTGATACAACAAATGACCATATTGAATTTTATGTTGATGTATCAGGAACAGCTACTCAACAATTTAGATTAGAAGATGGAGCAATTGTTCCAATTACAGATAATGATATTGACCTAGGAACAAGCTCAGTTGAATTTAAAGATGCATACTTTGATGGTAATGTAACTTTAGATGGTTTAGTTATTGGTTCAGCTACAGCAATTACAGATGTAGATACAGATTTAAGTTCAGTTTCAGCTAGTGATGATACAGTAGCTAGTGCTAAAGCAATTAAAACATATGTTGATGCACAAGTAACAGCTAGTGATTTAGATTTTTCAGGTGATAGTGGTGGTTCTCAATCTATTGATTTAGATTCACAATCATTAACATTAACTGGTGGAACTGGTATTGATACTACAGGTTCTGCACAGACAATGACATTTGCAATTGATTCTACAGTTGCAACATTAACAGGTTCTCAAGCATTAACAAATAAAACAATTGATGTAGATAGTAATACAGTATCTAACATTGAAGTTGATAATTTAAAATCAGGAGTTTTAGATACAGATATAACTTCAGTATCAGGTTCAGATGATACACTTGCTTCTGCAAAAGCTATTAAGACTTATGTAGATGCTCAAGTTGCAACAATACCTACAGGAGATATTACTTCAGTAGTTGCTGGTACTGGTATGACAGGTGGTGGAACATCAGGAGATGTAACATTAAATGTTATAGGTGGTACAGGTATTGATGCTAATGCAAATGATATTGCAATTGACTCTACAGTTACTACACTTACAGGTTCACAAACTTTAACAAATAAAACTTTAACAAGTCCTACTCTAACAAGTCCAGTTTTAAATACTGCTATTAGTGGTACAGCATTTTTAGATGAAGATACTATGTCATCTGATGCTGCTGATAAAGTTGCTTCTCAACAATCTATTAAAGCATATGTTGATACTCAAGTAGCTACTATACCTACTGGAGATATTACAGAAGTAACAGCAGGAACAGGATTATCAGGAGGAGGAACTTCAGGAGCTGTATCTTTAGCTATTGATTCAACAGTAGCGACTTTAACTGGTTCTCAAACTTTAACAAATAAAGCAATAGACTCAGACAATAATACCATTACTAATATAGTTAATGCTGATATTAAAGCAGCAGCAGCTATAGATGCTACTAAAATAGCAGATGGTAGTGTAACAAGTACAGAGTTTCAATTTATTAATAGTTTATCATCTAATGCTCA